CACGGCGAGGTTCTCGGCCCGCGGACGAGTGAAGTCCTCCCCGTTGAACTCGGCGCCACATGAGCAGGGCGCCATCACGCGCCAGTTGCGCGGCGGGTAGATGACCACCGGGATCGGGTCGTGGGGTGGCGTGGGGAAGTGGTCGGCATCGCTCATGCGGACCACTCCCAAAGCCCTTGATGGCCCTTGGCCGGCATCGGCTCATCGAGCGCCTTGATGCTCGATAGCAGCCAGGCGAAGCGGCCCGGCGTGAAGTCGCCATAAGGCACCTGGGCGAGCATCCCCATGTCGTTGTCACCCACGAAAGCGATGCCGACCCGCTCGCCGACGATGATGTAATCGCCCGAGGCGTCGGGGTCCATCGAGTCACGGATCGGCAGGACTCCCACAAGGTTGCAGGTGGCGACGATCGCGCCGAGCGGGAGGTCGTGAATCGTGCAGCGGCTTCGGTCACACCCTTGATTGTCTGGCAGTGACGGCCACGGCCTACCTGGTGGCTGGTCGAACAGAAGCGGATGCGAGGAAGCTGCGTACTCCCAGCCGACCACGTAGTCCCCTACTCTCAACGCCTGATCTGGCTGGCGCGCTCCCGCATGGATCGCGAGCGGCCCGCGGTACTTGGTCGACCACGAGCGCGTCTCGATCGTTTTCACATTCAACGAGATCAGAGATGCCCAGGGTTGATGCAGGGTCAATGCTTTCATCGACGTGCCCCTAGGTAGCGAGCTGCTGCATGGAGCCTGTCCGGGTCGGTGGAGTCGGTCAAGGTCACGCCATCACCGCCGTTGGCAACCGTCGCAGCGCCTTCTCTAGCTCCTTGCGGCAACCGTCCAGGTCGTCGTTCAGCAACAGCGTGAGTGCCACGCTGATCTGGGTGCGGGCGAAGTCGCGCTGGCAACGAGGGTCGAGGTCTGTGGTCGTCTGAGGCACCGCCTCGCGCTTGCGGCCGACGACGATTCTGCTGATCGCCCAGCCGGTCGTGCGGAACTTGGCGCCGCAGTAGATCGTCACGTCGTGGAAGTCGGAAGTGGCGCCTGGTGGCTCCTCGACCTTCGTCACCCGGCCGCGGTTCGCGAGCAGGTCGCCCGCGAGCAGGTCGCCACGCTTGACCTGTGAGCGCGGGACTTCCATCCAGTCGGTGACGGTGGGCTTGCGGCTCACGACGGCCCCACCATCCGCCAGAACCGCTCGGCCCACTCGGCCTCGGACACGTCGACCGCCCAGTCGTATGGGCCTGGCGGGGCGTGGAGACGGCGGAACATGGCATCGACGCCATGGAGCATGTCTTCGCGGGTCGTGGGAGTGACCTCGTTGGCTGTGGAGCGACACACGACCTCGACGTGAGCCTCACGAGCCTTCGTACACTGTCCGCGGTGACCGTTCGGCAACGCGCAGAGCGGGGCGTTGATGCAAGCGATGGGTGCGCCGGAGCGGACAGGCGTCCGGGGCCGGGGGCTAATAGTCCCGACCGCGTTGCCAGCCGCTCCGGCGCTGTTCGTGGAGGGACGATGCCGTGCCCTCCGCGATCTCGAGTGCTCCCGCTCGCCCGTCAGCCGGCTCATCGCCTCGCAGAAGAACCCGAGCGCGCACAGGACGATGACCGTCCCGATGCACCAGGTGGCGAACGTCTTGCTGACCACGAGCGAGAGGCCCGCGAAGACGCCGGCGATGGCGAGGACGATGGCGAGTACGGCAGGGGTCGCGGCGCCCTCATCACCACCATGGGACAACAAGGATTGGCCACCGGGGCGTCCGCCGGTGTGGCGGAGCGTCTCGTGGAAGGCACGCAGATCACCGACGTCGGGGTCACCATCGTCACATTCGAGCTGGTTCGGCGCGATGCCGTGCAGGTGGTCCAGGTGCCAGATGATGGCGTCCGGGCGATCGTCGCTCACGAGTCGCTCCCGCCATCGGCATGCTCAGCCGGGTCGGGCGTGAACAGGGCGTCGTCTTCTACCAACTCGGCTTCTGCTGCCTGGTCGTCGTCGAGCGGGTCGGCGTCGTAATCGAACGACGGGACGTCGACATCGGCCGTGAACGGATCGGCCTCGACCGTCCGGCCGTCGACAGCGAACGCGGTGGTCAGCTCGGTCGACTTAGGCAACCACGGCTCCATGCGGAGGATGAGCGTCTTGCGGTGCATCGCTTCTTTGTTGGTAACCCACGGCCCTTTGTTGCGTGACCCTGCGGCCGAGAACTTGCGGTACTCCTCGCAGTCGCCACAGCTCATCACGAGCGAGACACGACCGCCGCCGCGCAGGTTGGCGACGCCGTAGTGGCCATAGACAGCGCCGCGCGGGACCTTCAAGTCCCACTTGTGGCTGATGTCCCCTGCCGCCTGGTCGAAGGTGAAGTCATCGCCGTCGCGGATGTCATGGGCGCCGATGCTCAGCAAGCGGCCGGAGCGGCCGGCGAGTTCCACGAACCCGCGGTACTGGATGCCGGGCCGCGCCTCGTAGTTACCGGTACGCCCGTTCTTGCGTGCCTCGATGTAGGACAGGCCGAGCGGCCCTGGCTCTAAGCCGAGCTGGGCGAGCGTGACGACGGCGCCGAGGAAGCTGGTGGGCGTGCATTCGGCCAGGTGGGTCTCGGGCCGGCGCACGAGGGTCTGGACCGAGCGGATGTAGCGCTCAACGGTGAGCATCGACGGAAGCGCCTTAGCGATGGCATCCTTCTGCTTGTCGAGCAGTTGGATGTTCGTGGGCGCCGATGTCGGCACCAGCGCCGTTCCGTTGTCGACGCGGTCGGCAAGGCCGGTAGCTGTGGATGACGCGCGGACCATCAGGACTCCTTCGGGAGATTGGGGAATCGCATCGTGCGGGTGGCAGACGGCGCGGTGTATGCGGCTGCTATCTCGGGCTCGTGTTCCCGTAGCGCCTTCACGTCGACGCGGTTGGTGACGCTCGACTTGAACGTGACGACCCGAACCCCGCCGACTAGTCCGGTCTCGTTCGTGCCCATCAGCGCGGCAAACTCGTTCTCGTACCTCGTGACGATCTCTGCCATCTCGTCGCGTGCTCGTTTGCCGGAGTCGCGCTTGGCGCGCAGCACAAGTGCCTCAGCGGGCAGCTCGATCTCGCTCTCGGGGACGGACTCGCCGGCGTGCTGGCGGATCGAGTCTCGGGTGGAGGATGAGCCGTCGATGGCTGGCGGCGTGCCGTCGGTGACGAGCTGCCAGAACGCTGCCTCACGGTCGATCATCCCGGCGATCGTCGCCTCATGCTCGGCACGGTCGATGAAGAAGTCGAGGTATCGGTTCCCACCGATCAGGACTGCAACCCAGGCCCACTGGTAGCCGGTCACGACGAGCTGGTGGAGGACTTGCAGCGTCACGTCATCAGGGACGCCGTTCGACCAGTCGGCCGCGAGGAAGGCACCCGTACACTTGATTTCGAGTGCGCCCTTCCCCAGCTTTGGAGCGGCGATCTCACGGTCGAGACTGGCGAGCATGAACGGGTGGACGGTGCTGCGAACGGTGACAGCTGGCTCGCTCGTCGTCTCCCATATCTCAGGGTGCTCAGCAAAGAAGCGGGCAGCCACAACTGGCTCGAGAGCGGTGCCCCAGTACATCAGTTCCTCGGCGTACTCGTCTCGGGCACGGTCGAACTGGTCGGCCTTCTCAAGGTAGAGCGTGTACGGACTGACGTACGGCGACAGGCCGAGAGCGGCTGCCGCGTCCGATGACCCGATGCCGGAGCGGTGGACTTCCTGCCACTCGACCGTGGCCGGGTCATAGGCGCCCTCGACCGTGAACGCTGGTGCGGTGATGGCCGTGGCCTCGGTGACGGTCATGCCTCTACCAACGGGACAGCTGCCAACTCATCAGCGAGCGCGGCAGAGGCGACGGCCGTCTCGTGCATCGCCACCAGTGCCGCGTACGTCAGCGGGATAGGTTCCGTGACTGTCTTGACGACCGTCCGACTCTCGCTGGCGATGCGGTGCGTCGCGATGGTCGCCACGACCTGGTGTGCGCCGAACGACAGGCGAGCGTCGGTGTAGTCGTGGTTGCTCATCACCAAGGACTTGCCAATCTCGCAGGCGTCGCCCATCTCTGCGACGACAGCAGCGAACGACTCAGCGGAGACTGGCCACAGCCCGTAGTGCAACGGGTGGCTGAGTGGCCCGATCAGCGACGGGTGCGCTTCCAAGAAGGCGAGCATCGTGCGGGCGTTGGCAAGCCACTCTGCCTGGGCTTCCTTCAACTCAGGCATCCGGACCACCAAGCGGGTCTGTCCCCGCCAACTTCGCCAACAAGTCCTCCACCGCGCGCTGGACGATTGCGGACTTGCCGACCAGTCGCTCAGCGGAGACGGCCTCTAGGCGGTCATGCAAAGACTCGGGCAACGTGATACTCAGTTGCCGTGTCGCTTCTTTGTCTGCCATTGCTGCTACCTTCTTTCGTGTGGCCCCAGGCGAAAGCTTGGGGCTGCTGCTATTCAGGGCTTGCGAGTGCTCGGTTGAGCGGGATCACAGGGATGCCGACGACTTCGGCGAGCGATACCTCGACTGAGGCTCCCTTCGACACCTGCCAGCCTGGGAGCACCACCACGGCGTCCGAGGCAAGCACTTGGGCCACGTCCCATCGGAACGCCGCGCGAAGATCGACACTCTCCTCAGAGTTCAGCGAAGGGTCGAACCCACCAGTTTCCTCGGCGCGTTCGGCAGGCGATGCGACCTCGTAGCCTTTGGCGCGCAGTTCTGTTGCGGCGGCGCGGAAGGCGGGGAAGTTGAACGACTCGTACCCTCGCATCGGCCCGGCGAGATATACCTTCACGACCCCTCCACGCTTGCGATGTCGCTGGTGGACCATCCGCCGCGGGCGGCGGGAGATTCACAGTCGAAGGCGTGATCGTCTGTGCCGAAGCCGCACTCGTCACAGGTCGTAGATGGTTCGTTGACCGTGAAGGTGCGCTCAGAGACGAGCTGCCACTTCTCCTCGACCAGCTCGGTCGGCCAGGCGTCGTCCTCGAACCATTCCAGGTCGGTGACCCACCCGAAGTCGGCGATCATCTCGCCGTCGGCACGGTGGTAGGTGGTCATCTCGCGCGGGGTAAGCGCGAACTCGTCCTCATGCGTAACGATGTGGATCGGGCGTCTAAGCACCGGGATGGTCCCGAGGTCGTCGGCGTACTCGTCCGTGGTCACTTTGTGGCCTTGCCCGTCGCTCCTGTTGTGCCGCTTATCAGCGCCACAAGACGGTTCGACTGCCACAGCCTTTCGACAGTCCTTGCTTCCGCGTGGGCGTAGACGGCGTAGGCGGCGTTGGCGTCGGCGGCGTTGGCGGCGTTGGCGGAGGCGGCGTAGGCGGCGGCGTTGGCGGCGGCGTAGGCGACGTTGGCGGCGTCGAGGTCGGCGGCGTCGGCGGCGGCGTAGGCGGAGGAGGAGGCGACGTTGGCGGCGTCGAGGTCGGCGGCGTCGGCGGCGGCGTAGGCGGAGGAGGAGGCGGCGTGGTAGGCGGCGACTCGATTCTTCTCTGTCGGATTCTTCGCCCACTTCACTGCGGCGGCTATCGCCTCTCTCGGTCGCTTGTCGTCGCGATACTTGTCCTCGTAGATCGTCAGCACCCGCTTGGCGCACTCAGCCGCCCACAGCACAGCGGTCTCGTGTGTCAGCGTCCCGACCTCGGACACCAGCCGGGCCGACGTGAAGGCGATCTTGTCGTCCTTCTGACCTGCCGATTCCCCGCGACCCTCCGCTGTCCACAGCACAGCACCGACACGGGCGTGCTCACCGATGCCCTGGTGCGTCGCAAGGTGCCAGCCGGACTGACAGAGAACGGGCGTCTTGTCGGGAGTCCAGACACCGACTCGCTTGGGCCACTTGACGCCTTGGTATGTGGTCGTGCGGTCAGGGTTGAGCCACTTGTAGTAGGTCACTTCCATCACTTCATCTCCTCCAACTCACATTCCCTGAACCACGTCACCATCTCGTCCGTGGTCACTTTGTGGCCTTGCCCGTCGCTCCTGTTGTGCCGCTTATCAGCGCCACAAGACGGTTCGACTGCCACAGCCTTTCGACAGTCCTTGCTTCCGCGTGGGCGTAGACGGCGTAGGCGGCGTTGGCGTCGGCGGCGTTGGCGGCGTTGGCGGAGGCGGCGTAGGCGGCGGCGTTGGCGGCGGCGTAGGCGACGTTGGCGGCGTCGAGGTCGGCGGCGTCGGCGGCGGCGTAGGCGGAGGAGGAGGCGACGTTGGCGGCGTCGAGGTCGGCGGCGTCGGCGGCGGCGTAGGCGGAGGAGGAGGCGGCGTGGTAGGCGGCGACTCGATTCTTCTCTGTCGGATTCTTCGCCCACTTCACTGCGGCGGCTATCGCCTCTCTCGGTCGCTTGTCGTCGCGATACTTGTCCTCGTAGATCGTCAGCACCCGCTTGGCGCACTCAGCCGCCCACAGCACAGCGGTCTCGTGTGTCAGCGTCCCGACCTCGGACACCAGCCGGGCCGACGTGAAGGCGATCTTGTCGTCCTGGTCTGACGATTCCCCGCGACCCTCCGCTGTCCACAGCACAGCACCGACACGGGCGTGCTCACCGATGCCCTGGTGCGTCGCAAGGTGCCAGCCGGACTGACAGAGCACGGGCGTCTTGTCGGGAGTCCAGACACCGACTCGCTTGGGCCACTTGACGCCTTGGTAGGTGGTCGTGCGGTCAGGGTTGAGCCACTTGTAGTAGGTCACTTCCATCACTTCATCTCCTCCAACTCACATTCCCTGAACCACGTCACCATCTCGTCCGTGGTCACGACGAGACCTCCACGGGCGCGAGGAAGTCGGCCAGCGCCTCTTGGCTCATCGGAAGTGGCACGGGGTTAGGGACTCCGGCCCTGCTCTCGTAGTGAGGGAAGGCGCTCATCGGGTCAACTTGATCTCGTCGGCAGGGAGCAGCCGCGAGAGGTAGTCCTCGACGGCCTTCACAACGAGCCAGTTCATCGACAGGTCACGGTCCGACGCCGCTTGCAATAGCTGGGCGTGCAGATCGTCAGGGAATCGGATAGCGGTATTGATCCGATGGCCGTTCCTGTTCGGGCGACTCATCGCCCCACACCTCCCCGCACGACGTGGCGTGCGCCTGCGTACTCGTCCTCGGCTCCGGTGGGAATGCGACTGGCGAGCTTCGCCCATGAGGCGTTCAGGTAGCCGTCCGTCAGTTCGAGGCTCTTGGTGAAGTGTTGAATCGCCAACGTCCCGGTGACCGTCACGTCGGCCAACTCCGCGAGCATCTTCTCGCGTGCGGCGAGATCGGTCCCCTTGCGTGGGTTCTGTCCGGTGTAAGCGATCAGCTCCGTGATGGCCTCGCCCAACTCCTCGATCACCTTGCCGACACGTGCCCAATCCTGAGCCAGCGGCTGCGCCTGGTAGTCAGGCGAGCAGGCCGAATCGAGCCAGAGGTCGGCTTCCTCGATGACTCGTCCGACGTTCACTCTGTCACCTCGGTTCCCGCGCCGCTTATCAGCGCTATGAGACGGTTCGACTGCCAAGTCCTCTCAGCAGTTCTTGCTTCCCCGTTGGCGTAGACGGCGTGGGCGTAGACGGCGTTGGCGGCGGCGGCGTTGGCGTCGGCGGCGTTGGCGTCGGCGTTGGCGGCGGCGTTGGCGTCGGCGGCGTTGGCGTCGGCGGCGTAGACGGCGTAGGCGGCGTTGGCGGAGGCGGCGTAGGCGGCGTTGGCGGCGGCGTTGGCGGCGCCGCCAACGTTGGCGGCGGCGTTGGCGGCGGCGGAGGCGGCGTAGGCGGCGTTGGCG